ATTATGAAAAAAACAGGGTATCCAGAGAGCGTGTTATTTTTTCCTGTTGACAAGAAAAGATTGCACCCAACACAAAAACCGCTGTCTCTTATGGAGTATTTTATTGGAATATATACAAATAATGGCGATACGGTTTTGGACTTCACAATGGGTTCTGGAACCACCGGCGTAGCTGCTAAAAACTTAAAGCGTAAGTTTGTTGGCATAGAACTTGACAAAGAATATTTTGAAATAGCCAAGAAGAGAATTGAAGATGCCTAATGACAAATCCATTAACCTTCGAGTTTTGGAGCAACGAAGAACAAGAACTTTGGGGAAAGCTTTCCCCCCTGGTTATGAATTCTTTATTGGCAGGAGCAAAGGGCGGCCTAGAGATTCTGCCAGATGCAGTTGCAGACAATGTAAATTGGCAGGAATACGACCACAACGTACAAAGTTTTCTCCTGTCATACCGGCTAAATGAACTGGCGGGAATAAACGCGACCACGATGGAGAGAGTGATTGAGGAAATTTTACAATGGCAAACTTTGGGGGAATCACAGGAAAACTTAAGAGAGCGATTATTGCTTTTTGCACTGAGTCTGGCGAGAGCGGAGATGATAGCTGTAACAGAAGTCACCCGACTTTTCGGGATGGGCAATATACTGATATGGCTGGCGACGGGCTTGGTGGCGGGGAAAACGTGGATGACGGCACGCGACGAACTGGTTTGCCCTATCTGCGCCCCCCTACACGGAGAAATAAGAGGTCTACTTGAAAACTTTAGCGGCGGCATTAACTCGCCACCCATACACCCTCATTGTCGTTGTTGGATTAGTCCTAGGCAATTTTTAATTCCGATTTTAACAGGCGGTCTGGAATGATTCCAAAGATAACCATAGAAAGCAGGTTCACGCCAAGGGACTTGCAACGAAAACTTAACAACGCTTCCAAGAAGTTTGACGAGTTTATGAAGAAGGGAATGCAGGCTGCTATGAAAGCAGTGGCCAAAGTTGTCCCCGCTTATCCTCCTAAGCCAGCAAGTTCTACATATGTTCGTACAGGACTGTTGGGTTGGATGATGGGGAAAACCATGTCAGGCGGAACCGTTGGTAATCCTAGCGTCTATAAATTTAACAGAAAAAAGTTAGGAGAGTGGGAAGGACACGTTGGAGCCGATAGACCCTGGTATGTCAGAAGGGTAATCGGTCCAAAACAAGAACTGCCTTGGTCCTCATACTGGTGGGACGAAACGGAATGGAGAGACAAAGCTGAAGCAGGGGCTATAAAGGCATACATGGAAGCCACTGAAGAGTTTGTTAAGAGCTTTGGATAAACAATGAATGAAAACACAGAATACTTAATAGATATTTTTACGGGCGTGCTCAGACAGAGCACAAAAACCGTAAAAATTAGAATGTTTCCTTTTGGAAAGATTCACAAGGGTGATAAAGTTTTTGAGCTTACTCCAGAAGTAGCTGGAAACTTTAAGCTTCCTCATTTTAAGCCACCCCTGAAGTTAGGTTCTCATAAAGATGCCACCCCATCTGGTGGAAGCTTTACGGGACTTGAGGTCGGGAGTGATGGTCTTTACGGACTTATCAGCTTAAATGAAGAAGGAATGAAGTCAATTCAAAATAAAGAATTTCGCTATCATTCACCCGAAATAGTTATGGCTGGAAAGGCAATTCAAGACCCTAAAACGGGGGAATACCTTGAAGGTCCACTATTGGTAGGTGCTGCGCTTTTGCACAACCCGCACTTGGGCGAAGAAGCCGCACTCTACTCTGTAGAGCCGAAAAATATTGATAGGGGAGATAAAGATATGGCAGAAGGTATGACAACTGTACCGACTCCACTTTTTGAGCAGTTTATGGCATGGGTTAAGTCCTTTGGCGAACCGCAAGAAGTGAAGGAAGCACAGACAGAAACCGGAAGTCCACCCGATGAGTATACGGCGCAAATTGCGGAGAAGGAGGGGCGTATTGAAGCTCTTGAAGCGGAAGTTGCCCAAATGCAAGAGGCGCAAGACCTAGTTGGTCGAATCGAGCATTTTACCTCAGAGATTGGGGGAGAATCCGATGAAGTTTATACTCTTTTGGCGGGATTGCCCGAAGAAGATGCAGCCGTTCTGGTAACACGCTTCAAAGCGTTGCGAGCAGAAGTCGAGTTGCGTCCAGAAGAAGATGCAGGGGCAGGTGGAGCAGACAGCGAAGCCATGAGTCCAGGTGAACGCATCAATGCCGTGGTTATGGAATATGCTGGTGAAAACAGTGTGCCTTACAACGTGGCCTTTGAAGCGATTAGAACTGAACAGCCAGAACTGTTCAACAGTGAGGAAGGTGAATAATGACCTTTGCAAGTGATCAATCACTAAAACTCACAGGTGTTAAGGCAGGAGCCGACTTGTCGGCCAAGCAGTGGTACTGCGTGAAGATGGCAAGTACAGCTCAAGAGGTTGTGCTGAATATCTTGGCTTCTACTAGCGGCGTGGGAATTCTTCAGAATGATCCTGCTGATGGTGAGGAAGCCCTGGTTGCCGTTGCGGGAGTTGTGAAAGCAGCCGCAGAAACATCCGTGAGCATTAACGACTATGTGGCGGCTAGTACAACTGGTCGAGTCAAGACTACCACAACTGATACAAACGAAGTTGTTGGTAAGGCACTGGAAGCTTCCAGTTCAGCCGGTGATATTATCACTATCTTGCTTACACCTGGGACACTAGCAGGTTAATAAGGAGATAAATAATGGCACTACCAACACTTAATGATGCACAAGCTATCGAGCCGATTCTGAACAATCTGCTTGTAGGCTATATGCAAGACTCTAGTCGCTTTATTGCTGGCCAAATCTTTCCATCCGTTCCGGTTGTGAATGACTCTGGCACGTATTACATCGCGACAAAGAAATACTTTTTCCATGACGATTTGCAGCCGCGTGCCCCTGGCGCGTCGTTTGCTGAATTGGGCTATGGGCTAGAAACATCGACTTACAAGACCAATCAATGGGCTGGTGAGTTCGCTATCGCTGACGAAGTTCGTGCCAACTCTCTTGTCCCTATGGACCTAGAGCAGTTGGCTGTTCGTAAAGTTGCACAAAGTTCTATGCTTCGCAAAGAAGTGGCCTTTGGTGGAGCTTTTATGACCACAGGCGTTTGGGGAACAGATGACACCACAACCACAGATTGGGACGACTTCGCTTCTGGCGATCCAATCGCAGATGTGCTGACAGCACGTAGAACAATCTCTAACAACACTGGTCAAGACGGTAACACGATGGCTCTTGGTTATATTGTGCACAACGCACTTGTTAATCATCCTGACATTATCGACCGTGTTAAGTACGTCACAGCGGCTACACAAGCCAATATGGAAGCGGCTTTGGCTGCTGCCTTTGGTGTGAGTCGCTATCTGGTTGCGCGTGGTACATACAGTAACACCAATGAATCGGCTGCTTTCTCGGCAACCGCTATCATAGATGACGACTGTCTTGTCTGCCATGTCGATCCAAGCGCGGGGATTATGGGCGCAACTGCCGGTAAGACCTTTGTTTGGGGACCAGGGGGTGGCGAAGGACAAATCTACGCCGATCCTGGACGAAGAAATCACAGTAATGTTTTCTAGCACAAGGAGCAGTGGGATCAGGTTGCAGTAGCTACTGATCTTGGATACTTCTTCAGTGATGTAGTCTAAAAGGAGTAAGCTGATGGCACATCCACAGAGTTCTCCTAGAGGATTGTTCGCTAAAAATCGCATTGATATTGGTTCAAACCAAATCACGGGGGATAGTAGCGGTATTCTTTTGAATGCCGGTCTAAAGATTTCCAATGCACAGTTGCTTACAGCAGATTCCACGGGCATTGTCCATGGCAACGCTGTATCGGCTTTGCCTGGGAGTGTTGACGGCGGTATTCAATGGACACTAGTCTCTAATTCAACGGGAGTTGCGTTCGCGGTTAATACTACAGGGACAACCTGGAAATATCTTAACGTGACAACTTTGCAACCAACTTAATAAGTTTTTAATAAGGTGAGTGGGAGGGAATCTATGCCCTCAGATAACCTCCCATTCTACCAACAGAGGGCAACGTGAAAAAAGTTTATGAGGGTTCTGTTTATATAGGCGTAGCAGGCTCGGAAGATTATCACTACGAGTGTCGAGACTCTATCAGAGGAATTCTGCGTAGAGCAGGCGACGGTGAAGTGGTCTTTGGAGTAGCCACAAAGGGCTACGAATGTAGGCAAATGCACATTAACAAATTCATGGAGAGCAAACATGACTTTATTCTGTTGCTCGACCATGACATGATATTTCCGCAGGACACACTGGAACGCCTACGTTCTCACAAGCTGCCCTATGTTTCTGGTCAGTATATGCGTCGTCATATCTCGCCAATCGCATCGGTGTGGTTTGAAAACTTTAACGTAAAGAATCCTGTGTTTCCGATGAAGCCTTGGATTGGCGAAGATGGGGGACTGATAAAGATTGGAGCCTCTGGGTGGGGGTGCATTCTCTTACATCGTGAAGTTATCGAAGCCACCAACGTGATTCTTAAGGGCGAAGATGAAGTCATAGAAGATGACATGGATGTTTGGCCGTATGATCTGTGGTCAATAATGAAGTGCATAAACGGCTTAGATTTGCTCCTACAAATAGAGAATTT